AACGCCTCGAACCGTCTTAACATCCAGCTTCGTTTCTGCTGCAAGGTCTTTCGCATCAACTGAGTATTCTCCAGCAAGGCAAAGCTTAACGGCGGCGTCGTAAATTGTTTTTTCTAAGTTGGTCATTTGAGTAACTCCGTTTGCGTTGTTGATGACGTAATGTACCAAAGGCTAAAGGTATGGTCAAACAAAAAATGTACCTTGAATGTATTTTATTTCTATGACTATATCGGTCACATGAAAAATGAACCTTGGCACCCTCATGGCAAAGCCATCGAGAAGGTCGGGTCAACGTTGGCGGTTGCGGCGTTGCTCGGCGTCATCCCACAATACGTTTCCAAGTGGAAGCGGCGTGGCATTCCAGACAAGCGGATCAAAGACTTTGTGAAAGCAGCAAAGCGGGTCGGCACCACATTTACTGTCGAGGAGCTTCTCGATGCGAAGAAGGAAATACGGCAATAAGAAGATCACGATCAACGGCATCACGTTTGATAGTCTAAAGGAGGGCAAGAGGTATCGAGAGTTAAAGCTGTTGGAGCGTGGTGGTGTGATCTCCAACCTAGAGTTACAGCCCCGATTCGACATCACAATCGACGGCACATACGTTGCTTACTACAAGGCCGACTTCAGATATATCGATCTGGAGAAGCAGAAAACTGTCGTCGAGGATGTCAAAGGGGTGAGGACGCCTGTGTATCGACTGAAGAAAAAACTGGTCGAGGCTCTCTATCGTGGGACTATTATTGAGGAAATATAAAAACCCCCGGCACTAAAGCCGGGGGAAGGTTAGGGAGGTTCTCTTCGAAAGGTAGAAATCGAGTGTGATGCCCGATGTTGTAGTGTTGCTAAAAGAATGTTTGAACGCAACAGAAAATTTTGATATGTCTTTCTGGCGGCGAAAAAAGCATCGACTGATCCTCGATGTCGGCTTTCTCCTCTGGCTCTAGCCCGTCGCCTTTTTTAACAGCCCTGTGCGTGGGTGAGCCAGAGAGTAGAGCCAGAGGAAAAAATGCCACAGACAAATTTTAAAGATACGCTCAACTATTCCGCACGTCGCTACATTCGCGGCGTCGTTAAAAATTCCGACACCCTGACCAGTAAGCAAAAAGACATCACAACCTATTTGCTGAACTTATGGTTCCGTCATTACAACGGGCCAAAGGGTTATATTCATCCAAGCAAAAATCTGATCTGCAAGAAAGTTGGCTGCTCAAAGATAACCGCACAGCATTGCTTGCGGTTGTTGCGTGATGGCGGGGCTATAATCTCGGTCGGTCATGCATCACGATCTGGCAAGAGGGCCACGCGCTATTCAATGGACGTTATGGCGCTGATGCGGGTTTGTGGAATTGAACCTCTCAAGCATATCGATGCTGACTTAATTCCGGTGTTCCAATCCTTTTCAAAAGTCAAAAACTATCTTTCAGCTACCCACAAAATGATACACCAAATTAACCCTCAGATCGGGTTAGAAATTAACCCCTGTATAAGTAACGCAGAACACCGCCTTAACCAGAACTCTACCAAGGTGGTAAAACTATTTTCTAATGGTGATCACTCATGAACGCCTTAACCAAGCATCAGAAAGTTTTAAGACGTTACCAAGTGGAAGCGATTAACTTATTACGTCAATCATTTGGATCAGGCTATAAACGCACTGTGATCCAGTTGCCGACAGGTGCGGGTAAAACCGTGATAGCATCCACTATCGCAGCAGCGGCCGTAGCGAAGGGTAACCAACTAATTTTCACAGCACCCGCGATTGTTCTGATTGACCAGACCATCAGGGCTTTCGAGGATGAAAACATCTTCGACATCGGGGCCATGCAGGCAAAGCACCCTCGGACCAATCCCATGGCAAAGGTCCAGATCGCATCTGTGCAGACATTGGCTAATCGTGAAATACCAGAGGCATCGATGATCATCGTGGACGAGTGCCATCTGGGGTTTAAGGTCATCGAAGACCTGATGGACGAGCGACCTGATGTTTTCTTTGTCGGCCTGAGTGCGACCCCGTGGGCTAAAGGCATGGGACTGCGCTGGCAGAATTTAATCATCCCGGTCACGATTCACGACCTAATCGGTCAGGGGTTCCTGTCTGAGTTTCGCGCATACGCGCCAAGCGTCCCCGACTTGAGCAAGGTCAAGAAAGTTGCTGGTGACTTCCACGAGGGTCAGCTTGAAGAGATCATGAAGGAAAAGAAGCTGGTTGGTGATGTGGTCTCGACTTGGCTGGCAAAGGGTGAGAACAGACCGACCCTGTGCTTCGGTGTGAACCGCGCACACGCGAACGAGATGTGGTCAGCGTTCGAGGCCCATGGGATAGCGGCTGCGTACTGTGATGCCTACACAGACAGTGCTGAGATGAAGTTGATCGAGGAGCGATTCAGAAGCGGCGAGATAAAAATCGTCTGCTCTGTACGCAAGATTACGACGGGCGTCGATTGGCCTGTTGGCTGTATCATCGATGCGGCACCGACCATGAGCGAGATGCTACACGTCCAGAAGATAGGTCGAGGTTTGAGAGTTAACCCCGGCACTGAGGATTTGATCATCCTCGATCATGCCAGCAACAGCCTTCGCCTTGGATTGGTTACGGATATCTCTCACACAGAACTGGACATCACGCCCAGAGGAGAGCGCCAGAAGAAGACCGTCAGCGAAAAGCTACCGAAGCCGTGCAGCCAGTGCGGTGTGCTGTTCACGGGCGTTATATGCCCATCCTGTGGACACGAGAAGAAGCCTGTCGCAGATGTCGATGTTGAAAACGGTGAGCTTCAGCAGATCGGCGGGAAGAAGGACAAGTGGACGATTGAGGACAAGCGTAGGTTTTGGGGGATGGCCCGTCGCCTAGATCGAGAGCGCCGTAAAGGTGGCAAGCTCGCCAAGGCGTTGTATCGGTCTCGCTTTGGTGTGTGGCCTAAGAGTGTAGACGGGCCAGAAATTGTACCAGATCAGGCGTTCATGAATTATGAGAAGAGCCGTAGAATAGCCTATGCAAAGCGTATGCAAAAAAAGTTAAAATAAAACTTGCATCCATAAATGTACCGCGCTACTATGCATCATCAACAACGCAAACGGGAGTTAATCACATGTTCGTTACAGACCAAAAAATCGCAGAAGTCGCAGATGAGATGCAAAGCCTTTTTGAAGTCGGGCCTTTGCACAGCCAAAGCAAAATTGGCGTTATAGCCCGTCACGCTCAAGAGGCTCTCGCAGACAACGGTTTGCCAACCCGCAAATCACTCTGCTTCGTAGTAGCTAAAGTAGCACTGATGACTTGGCATGAAACCATCCACCAAACCAAACAAGAAATGGCAGCGGCGCAATAAGCGCCCTGCCGGGGGGAGGGAAGATGTTCAACTTAAAATTATTAAATAAGATTGCAGCCAAGCACAATCTGGAACTTGTAAAGGGTTCAGGTTATTTTTGGTGGGCGCATGAAAGCACATCAATCGATAGTGTTTATATTTGTCATTTCAGCCATGCTGATAAGCAGTGGTGGCTTGAAGAACTTGACCGCGCAATCGGGCAGATTGAAGAATTGGAGTTGGTGTAATGTATCATCAGAAAACGATTGAGGCGGCGAAGGGAAAGTGGCGAGGCGTCTTGATGGCGCTTGGCCTGCCTGAGAAGTCACTGGTCAACAGGCATGGGCCTTGTCCAATGTGCGGCGGCAAGGATCGGTTTCGCTTCGATAATAAAATGGGCAGCGGATCATGGATTTGTTCTGCCTGTGGCGCAGGCGATGGCATGGAGTTGGCAAAGCAATTCACAGGTATGGAGTTTAAGGACGTCGCCAGCAAGATCGATAGCATCATCGGCAATCTAAAACCCGACAGCGCACAGCACGTCACTGGTGAGATGTCCGACGATGATAGGCGTTTGGCATTACGTAAGGTGTATGCCGAAACCAAGCAACTTGAGACAGGCGACCTTGGCGACGTGTATCTTCAATACCGCGGCATTTGGGAACACACATACCCGTCTTCTCTTCGGTATGCCGATAAGTTACCTGATGGACAGGGTGGCTTAAAGCCGTGCCTTGTCGCGATGGTGGTTGATGTTAATGGTAAGCCGTGTTCGATGCATCGCACGTTCCTCGCTGACGATGGTAAAGGTAAGGCTTTAATGGAAAGCCCACGCAAGATGATGCCGGGGACATTACCAAAGGGTGCCTGCATCCGACTGAGCGATGGTGATGTGCCAGAACATGTTGGTATTGCCGAGGGTGTCGAGACTGCCATGTCTGCCTGTAACCTGTTCGATCTGCCAGTGTGGTCGGTTGTTAACACGAGCCTTATGGAACGGTGGGAAGCACCAGAGGGTGTGAAGGCCGTAACCATCTTTGTTGACAGTGATGAGAACTTCGCAGGCCATAAGGCTGCTTACGCTCTGGCACATAAACTGTCGCTGCATGGCATCTTAGTGGACCTTCAGTTTCCCGGCAGCACTGGTGATGATTTCAACGACGTGTTGGTATATCAGCGTAGGGCAAACAAGCAGTATCGTGGAGCGTGCTCATGACTGACCCTTGGACCCGCCGCGTTGAGATAGGCGATTGCGTTCTGTACGAGGGCGATTGTCTGGAAATCATGCCGACGCTTGGGAAGGTGGACGCGGTGGTTACTGATCCGCCTTATGGGCTTGGGGATTGGAATAATCGCGGCACGAATGCATCGCGCCCATTTGATTCGGATGTGACTCAGCAATGGGATAAAGGCGTTACACAGCAACAGATTGAGGCGCTAAGAGCAGCGGGTAGGCATCAAATCATATGGGGCGCAAACTATTTTTCTGACCTTCTCCCGCGCTCAAAACAGATGCTTGTCTGGAATAAAGGCATTCGGAATATGCACTTTAATGATTGCGAAATTGCTTGGTGTAGTGGGTGGCGCGAAGCATCTAGGATGTTTGATCTTAGCCCGAATGGTCTTGCAAAACAGCACCCGACGCAAAAGCCATTAGCGCTCATAAAATGGTGCATTGAAAAGTTGCCGCCCGACCACCAAACCATCCTAGACCCATTCATGGGAAGTGGCACCACAGGCGTTGCTTGCGCCAAGATGGGCCGGAAATTCATCGGCATTGAACTTGAGCCTAAATACTTCGACATCGCCTGTGAGCGTATCGAAAAGGCATACGCACAGCCGGATATGTTCGTAGAGCCTCCCGCAAAACCTATACAGGATAAATTTGAATTATGAACGAAGGCAGATCACAGACAACCATCAGCAAAATTAAAACTCAATTTGGCACGATGTTCATCCAGATCGACACAGATTTACAAGGACGCCCTGTTGGTGGTAATATCTCAACACACAAGAAAGAACCTGACAGCCAGATAGCATTGCTGATCGAGGAACTGGCAGACGGATTAAGGAAGTCATTGGGTGATGAGTGACATTTACAAAATAACGGACAATCTCCGTGTGAGAGACTACGACAGCCAGCAGTATGTGATCGAGACGCGGTCGGTCGCAGAGAGCGGCAAGAGCAAAGGTCAGGACGTGTGGACAATACAAGCATACATCGGCAGCGTTAAGTCTCTGTCCACTCATGTGGCTCGATGGTTTGAAAAAGAACACGTTGATGCGGCACGAGCAGAGGCAAAGAAACTTTGGGCAATAGACCCGGTGTCGGTTGCCTTGTGCAATCTGCCACCCAAGCCAAGCAAGCAGACACGCCACGTTGAACAGGATATAATCCAGCGATGATCGACGAATTAACACTAAAGCAGGCGGCGTTTGTCAGGGAATACCTAATAGACCGCAATGGGACGCAAGCTGCTATTCGTGCCGGGTATTCACAAAAGACAGCAGAAGTAACGGCATCTAGGCTGTTAAGGAATGCTAAGGTAAAGCAGGCAGTGGCAAAGGGTGAAGAAAAGCACGCAGAGAGATGCGCCATCACTGTAGAGCAGCTAACGGCAGACTTGATTAAGGATCGGGAGATGGCTAGACATTTGGAGCAGCCTAGCCCTGCCGTAACAGCGACAATGGCTATCGCAAAGCTCCACGGCCTCGACGTGAACAGACACGAGCACGCAGGCCGCAACGGTGCGCCAATAGAAAACAAATGGACAGTAGAATTTATCAATGCCACACCTGAAGGTGAACAGAAAGCTTGAGCGGTTTCTAACTACGCCTAAACCAATCAAAGTCGCAATCGGTGGTCGTGGTTCTGGCAAGTCCATTGGCATCGTGGACATGCTGACGTTCCTGATGGATACCAAGGGTTATGACATCTATTGCCTGCGAGAGTTCCAAGACAGTGTCGCTGATAGTGTTCACAGGGTGTTTAAGAGCAGCATAGAAGAGCGCCTTAACCTAGATGGTTGGGAAGTGCAAGCCAACACAGTGATATCGCCTAACGGGGCTAAAACCACGTACAAGGGCGCAAACAGAAACCCAGACAGTATGCAGTCAGCCCAGAACTATCTGCGTAGCTTTTTTGAAGAGGCACACAGGGCATCGAAGGATAGCTTGGATAAGCTACTGCCGACCATTATCAGGAATCCGGGCGCTGAGTGTTGGTTCGCAGGCAACCCCCAGTCTAGTGCCGACGCATTCAGTCAGCGGTTTATCGTACCATACATGACAGAGTTGGAGCGTGATGGATATTACGAGGATGATTTACATCTGATTGTCGTGGTAAACTGGCGAGATAACCCTTGGTGGAATGCAGAACAGGAAATACTTCGGCAATGGGATTATGACAACAGGCCACGCGCAGAATACGATTGGATTTGGGAAGGCAAGTTCAATGACACCGTTGATAATTCTATTATTAAGCCTGAATGGTTTGATGCTTGCCTTGATCTTCACAAACAGGATCGCTTTGCAGGCTCGTTCGTCCCGACTGGTGGACGTTACGTGGCGCTTGATCCATTTGACGATGGCGGGGATGCTGCTGGTCTGGTTCTTCGCCATGGTTCAATCATTGAGTGCGTGAAAGAAAAGACTGAAGGCGAGATCGATGAGGTGTGTGACTGGGGTATTGATGAGGCTCTAAGGCTGCATGCCGATTGGTTCATTTGGGACGGTGACGGAATGGGGACAGGGCTGAAGGGGCAGATACGCAATAGGCTGGACGGCTCGCGGCTTCGGTATCACATGTTCCGTGGGTCATTGTCTGGTTCTGGTCAAGACAGGGCAAAGGAAGTCTACACCCCAATCGGAGAGAAGGATCATTCGTCAGACAATCGCAGCGCTGAAGACATGAGACAACCGAAGACATACGGAGACACATTCAAGAACAATCGGGCGCAATATTATAAAACGCTGGCAGATCGTATGTTTAATTCATGGAAAGCAGCAGAGCGTGGCGAGTACATCGACCCGGACCATATGATATCAATCGACACCGATGGCGTTGAGAACATACAGAAATTGCGATCTGAGGTGTGCCGAATCCCTACTAGACCAAATGGCAATGGTCTGATACAAATATGCTCTAAGATGGAGATGGCTAAAATGACACCACCTATCGCGTCTCCAAACTTAGCTGATGCTGCAATGATGGCAATGTGTGCGCCAACTGCGGTAGAGTTTGATGATTACAAGCCCCGGCGCAGTCTAGGGCAGACACGCAGTTGGATGACAGCTTAATGGAAGACAACCCCAAAGATGATATCGTTGAACGGGTAAAGGCCGACATCAAGAAAGGTCGGAGCTTTAGTCGTGAATGGCGTAGTAATGCCGTAGAAGAATACGGTTTTGTTGATGGCGAAGGCCAGTGGTCGGACGAAGAGAAGCAATTCTTGCGTGACCAGTTGCGTCCAGAGGTTACGTTTAACAGAGTTGGCCCAGTCATTGATGTAATCTGCGGCGAAGAGATAGCGACACGCCAAGAGGTGCGCTTTATTTCAAGAGAGCAGGGCGATGTAGGCGTCAATGAAGTCTACACGGCTGCTGCTGACTGGGTGCGCGACCAGTGCGATGCGGAAGACGAAGAGAGCGATGCATTTCGTGATGCTGTTATCTGTGGCATGGGCTGGACAGAGACGCGCATGGACTATGAGGAAGACCTAGAGGGAATGGTCTTTATTGAGCGTGTTGATCCTATTGAGATGTACTGGGACAATGCGGCAAAGAAACAGAACTTGCGTGATGCTCGATGGTTGGCACGGGTAAAGAAGTTTGACCTTGATGACCTGAAGTCTCTATTCCCCGACAAGGCTGATGAGCTATCCGGCCCGTCTGACATATGGGCAGACGATGACAGCCACACAAACCCACACCACACGGTTGCAGGTGACCAGTATAAAAGCGATCAAGGCGAAACGGGCTTTGATGATGACAGCTTGATCGAGGTTGTCGAGTATCAGTATTACGAATATGAGGATGTCTATCGCATTCAAGTCCCGCAAGAGATACAGGAAATGTTGGCGCAGGTTGGCATGAATGTGGGTGTTAACGAGATCGTTAAGCCAAAGACACACGACAAGATCAAGGAGAAGGCCGAAGAGTTTGGCATTGAGTTCAAATCAGTAAAGCAAAAGCGCAAGAAGTTTATGCGTGCGTTCCTCGCTGGTGAGACAGTGCTGGAGCATGAGGCAATTCCTTGCGAAGATTTTACGCTGAAGTGCATCACAGGCCGACGAGACCGCAACTCAAACACTTGGTATGGGTTTGTCCGTGCGATGAAAGACCCGCAGCGCTGGGCTAACAAGTGGCTATCTCAGGTCATGCATATCATCAATAGCAACGCCAAGGGCGGCTTGATGGCAGAGAAAGATGCATTCGACAACCCACGTAAGGCAGAAGAGGAATGGGCAGACCCTCAGTCGATCACGTTCCTGAAGCCGGGAGGGCTTCAAAAGGTATTGCCGAAGCCGCCAATCACTTACCCTTCTGGCTTGGACAGGCTTATGGAGTTCGCTGTATCAAGCATCCGTGACGTTTCAGGCGTCAGTGTGGAGATGCTTGGTATGCGTGAAGGCAACCAGCCCGGAGTGTTAGAGTATCAGCGTAAGCAGGCTGGGCTTCGCATTCTGGCGAGTATGTTCAACGCTCTTCGTCGGTATCGTAAAGAACAGGGCAGGCTGCTACTGTCGTTCATTGAGGAGTATTTAACGGACGGACGGTTGATCCGTGTTGTTGGCGATGATGGCGCTCAGTATGTTCCATTGATCAGGCAAGAGGGTGTTTCTACCTATGATGTCGTTGTTGATGACGCACCGACCAGCCCTAACCAGAAAGACAAGGTGTTCAGTATCCTCTCGTCTCTTATCCCGCAGCTTATCAGCGCAGGCATTCCAGTGCCGCCTGACGTGATCGACTATACACCACTGCCAGATAATCTGATCCAGAAATGGAAGGCTCTACTGACAGAGAGCCAAGAGGCAGGCATCAGTGCTGAAGAGGGCGCTATGATGCAGCAGAACATCCAGTACCTTCAGATGGAGAACCAGAAGCTACGCGCAGATCAGGAAAGCAAGATCATGAAAGCGCAGCTTGATGCTCAGTTGAAGCGTGAAGAGATACAGGCTCGCATGGAAGAGGAATCGATGTCTCTGGCCCAGAAGCGTGACCTTGCCATGCAAGAGATGAACCTAAAGCGAGAGATTGCAGAGTACGACATCACACTGGAACGCATGAAGCTTGAAGCGAACTCAGACCTACGGCTTCGTGAACAGCTATCCAAAGAAGCTCTTGAGCAAGAGAAGGTCGAGATTGATAGAGAGGATCGGCAGGCCCAGCGCCAGCCGCCTGTTATTGTGACGACAGGGCCAAGGCGTGGTCGAGTTGTTCGTGACGAAGAAGGCAACATTCAAGGCGTGGAGTATGACGATTGACCGAAGCCTACATTGAGGTCACTGGCACCAATCAACGCGCCACTCAGGACACAGACGCTAAAAAGCTAGAGACAACTGAGTTGGTTAATGGTGATGGAAAGACTGTTCATCGCGAAGGCGTGTTTATTGGCGACCCGTTAGACGTAGATGCCAAAGCACAAGTATCAAACACAAACCCAAACCTCACAGACTACGGTCTTGTTACACGACCCATCATGCCGCAGTCGCAGTTTGGTGAAGCCCTTACGACGAAGCGCACACCAATCATTCAATTGAACAGCGTCTATGGCATTAACACGCCGCTGCGGGACGCTGTAGAGGTCACAGAAACAGGTACAGGAACGTCAGCGGCAACGGGTGAAATCCTCTTGCAGACTGGTTCAAACGCAGACGGCGCTTATACGCTTGAGAGCGCAGAGATTGGTCGATACATCCCCGGCTATGGTGCTGAGTTTGGTATAGGGATTCGGTATCCCTTTACCCCGACAGGGACGCAAACAGCCAAATGGGGTGGTGAAACAGCAGACGGGAACAACGCCTTTATCTTTGGTCATGATGCAGACACGCTGTATGTTGCGCGTATTCAAGGCGGCGTTGAGTTAAACCGCGCTGACAAGGCAGATTGGAACATCGACCCACTAGACGGCACGGGTGCTTCTGGCTACACGTTGGACGAGACAGTCGGCATCATCTATCAAATCCGATATACTTGGTACGGCTACGGGCAGATCATCTTTGGCATTCTAGGAGTTGTCGGACAGCAGCAGACGTTTATTCCTGTGCACCAGATCAGCAATGAAGATTTCATAGGCACGTCCATCAATGATCCGTCTTTACGGGTATTCGCTACAGTGGACAACGGCGGCACCACAGCAAGTAACTTCCAGCTTTATGTGGGTGGCCGTCAGTATTCCATCATCGGTGATTATCGGCCTAAGTTCCGCTTCACCGGACATATTCGGTCACAGCGAACAGTCGGCGATGGCGTGATGACACCGCTCGTCAGCTTTCGATTTAAGTCGGCGTTTAATGGTCGCTCTGTAAAAATCGACGGCTATGACATGATAAACGTAGGATCGAACAACCCTGTTTATATAGAGGTACGTTTAAACGGGACACTCACTGGCCCAAGTTGGGCGACACCTAACAACTACACGGCAGCGGACACCGCCCTAGAAGCGGACAGCACGGCCACGGCAATTACAGGTGGGAACGTGGTCTGGGCAGGCGACATTATTCCTGCGGGTGATAAAAAACAAAGTGCCGCTAACGAAAAGTTTATTGACTTGGATTTACCTAGAAACGGCACATTCACACTCTGTGCGGCAGGCTTTGGTGGGACTAGTGAAATCATCTCAGGCTTTCGCATGAACGAGGAGTGGTAAATGCTTGGGGCATTATTACTCAACGCATTCATACCATCACGCAAACCAAGGCGCTGGAGAAGTCGCAGAAAGGTAATATGGGATGAGACACCTGAAGCAGTTAAAGATTTATATGAACATGCTCTGGCTGTCGTGCCGAAGCAGTTTCAGACAGGCATCTTGGCGGTTGATGGGTATGCCTATCTGCCGCCCATTGAAAAGATCGATTTTGAGGAGCTACGTGGGCAAACCGATGTGCTTATGGCCTTGGCTTCGGAAATAGAGAGACAGTATTCGCGTGACGCGAAGCGCAGGGATGAGGAAGACCTGTTAATCCAAATCTTCCTTAATTAGCGGACCATACCGAAAAGGAACTGTGGGAAATGAGTGAAGCATTAGCGTCTGTCGAGACGGAAACTACGAGCGAAGAAACGAAAACTGACCCTTGGGGCGGCGAGTTATCAAAGACTGATGCAGCCCTGTTGAATGAAACACCTGAAGCAGAGGATAAAGCAGATGAACCAGCCAATGATGGGCCGGAAGTGCGGGAGCAAGATGAACCCGATGAAGCCCAAGCCGAAGAAAAACTAGCCGACGAGGCAAACGAAAAGAAAGTCCCTTATGGTGCCATGCATGAAGAGCGCATGCGACGTAAGGAAGCGATGGCAGAGGCGCAAGAGTTACGGGACAAGATAGTCCGTATGGAAGAGCGCTTTAAGGCGTTTCAGGAAGCAATAAAGCCTGAAGAGCCTGAAGTCTCGTTTGACGATGACCCTGCGGAGTACCTTCGTAGGCAGTCGGAGAAAACCAGTCAAACTCTGGAGCAGATGCAGAAGCAGCAGCAAGAAGCTATACAGAAGCAGCAGCAACAAGCTAATGCCAATCAGTTCCTCAATCGATACCAAACAGCCGCACAGGAATATGCTGAAAGCAACCCTGACTTCCAAGACGCTTATAACCACCTCGTGAATGGTCGTGTCCAAGAGCATATGCTTGCGGGTGGCATGGATCGAGATCAGGCTGTGGCGTTGGCACAACGTGAAGAGCAGGCAATTGCTTCCCGTGCATTCGAGGAAGGGGTTAACCCTGCTGAGAAGCTGGTCGAGCTTGCCAAGCTGCGAGGATGGACAAAGTCACCTCAATCTAGTAAAGTTAATGGAACGGTTGACAAGGTGGCGCAGGTTGAGAAAGGCCAGAAAGCTGCCAAGACAATTTCAAAGGGCGGATCATCTCAAGGTGAACTAACCCTTGAAGCGCTCGCCGATATGGAGGGCGAAGATTTTGACAAGGCTTGGGACAAGTTATTCCCGGTATCATAGCGTTGAGGAACGTAAAACCGACAACTCTCGTCTGCCTGACGTAAATGGCAATCTGGCGCAGTCCATGCGTTAAATGGGCATAAACCTAAGTTTTAACGCCATTAGAAAAGGATGATGAAATGGCTAATACGGATTATCCCGTAAATCATCCGTTGGCTGTCAAGCTTTGGTCGAAGAAGTTATTCCAAGAGGCTCTTAAACAGACTTGGGCATCCAAGTTTATGAGCAAGGGTTCGGATAGCCTCATCCAGATCAAAGACGAGACACAAAAGTCGGCGGGTGATCGAATCACCGTTGGTCTGCGTATGCAGTTGACGGGTGCTGGTATCCAAGGTGATGGAACCTTGGAAGGCAACGAAGAAGCTCTGGTCACGTACTCTGACAACGTCTTTATCGATCAGCTACGCCACGCTGTGCGTAGTGCTGGTAAGATGTCAGAGCAGCGCGTTCCGTTCTCCATTCGCGAAGAAGCCCGGACGGGCCTTCAGGATTGGTGGGCTGACCGCATTGATACTTGGTTCATAAACCAAGTCACTGGTAACACTGGTCAGGCCGATACGCGCTTCACCGGGAACCAAGCGGCGGTTGAACCAGACAGCGACCACTTAATTGCTGGTGCTGACCACGATGCTGAAACATCTCTCACTGCTTCCACAACGAACGCATTGAAGCTGTCGGATATTGACCGTCTTGTTGCGAAGGCTAAGTCCTTTACGACTGGTACGGACCCAATCATTCGCCCAGTTAAGGTATCTGGTGAAGACAAGTACGTCTTGTTTATTCACCCTTACCAGATGTATCTGTTGCGGACTGCTAACGCTTCGGCAGTGAACAACTACATCGAAATCTTCCGTGCTGCTATGATGGGCGGTAAGTACAAAGACAACCCAATTGTTACTGGGGCATCGTTTGAGTACAACAACGTCATCGTTCATGAAAGCACTCGTATTCCAGTCATCACTGGCACACCAGCAACAGGTACTGCATCGCAGTTCCGACGCGCTGTTATGTGCGGTGCTCAGGCTGCTTGTATCGCTTACGGGCGAGGCAGTGGTCCGGGTCAAATGGATTGGACGGAAGAGATGTTTGATTATGGCAACCAACTTGGCGTCGAAGCTGGGTGTATTGGTGGTCTGAAGAAAATGCGCTTCAACAGCAAAGACTTCGGAACCATCGCGCTCTCAACTTACGCGCCAGCGGTATAAGGAGGGACTGAACTATGGCTGTTACTACCGTAACTTCCACGCAGGCTGTCGCTTCTGTTGAGCCACGGCTTGTCCATGCTGGTGTGAATGCTTCTTCTGTAAAGTACGTTCATGCTGGTACTGTCGGTGACGTTATCTTGATGTGCAAAATCCCAACGGGTTCTGACATCATTGGCGTCTACGGCAAGATTACAACTGCAGAGACTGCTGCTAATGCAACAGTCGGTGTTCAAGGTGCAGTGACCCAGTTTGGTTCTCTCGCATCTGGTACTGCCCCGGCATTTGCCGATGAGGGTGCTACCAAATACCGCGTCTCTGTTTCCGACGATGCACCGCAACGATTTGAATATGTTGTTGTGTCTCCATCTTCGGCAACTTGGACGATCTCAGCGACTATTGATCTGACCGTTCTTTACACGGCGGTCAACCAGTCTTAAATTGATTGGCGGGGGCTTCGGCTCCCGCCCTTTCAATCTGTTCTGTGGGGGAACATATGCGTGAATTTCTCGATGTTGTTAAAGAGGCAGGCGATCTACATGCTCAAGGGCATCTGGATCGGGCCTCTATTCTTTATGAAAATCTGTTAGGCGCACAGCCTGACGATCCTATTGTACTGTATCTGTTGGGGACGTTGTTCTCTCAGCAAAACAGATTCGGTTCAGCTATCACATTGCTTCGGGCTGCTACAAAGACGGGCGGGGATGAGTTGCCTGAAGTGTGGCATAATCTTGGCACGGCATATCGCAACGAGGGGCATACAGAAGACGCTCGTGAGGCGTATCAAAAAGCCTTGGCGCTGGAATCAGATAGGGCAGACACTCTCGCAATGATGTCTGGCAGCTACATCAACACAGGGGAGCCTGATAAGGCTTTAGATTATGCTGACCAGTCACTTGCCATCGAGGATAGCCCACAGGCGCGGAACCATCGCGCATTGGCTAATCTGGAGCTAGGAAACTGGCGCGAGGCTTGGCCAGACTATGAAGCGCGGTTTGAATTGGATACGCACAGCGTAAGCAACCGTCCATACACTTGCCCACGGTGGCACGGGGAAAAGGTCAAGAAGCTTGCAATACATGGAGAACAAGGTGTTGGTGACGAAATCATGTTCCTCTCTTGCTATCAAGACGCGAGTCAGTTTGCAGAGGAGATCGTCATTGAGGTGGAGCATCGCTTGCGTTCGCTTATCGAAAAGTCTCTTGAAGTGCCGTGTTATGGATCGCATCAAGAATTGATTACAGCGCACCCTGACGTGGATGCTTATATCCCGATGGGTAGCCTGCCCGGATTATTTAGAAACGACGACAAAGACTTCCCGCGAAATCGATATCTAAAGGCTGATGGGAGTAAGTACAAAGCTCTATTGGGCGATGATCCGATTGTTGGCATTGCTTGGCATGGCGGGACTAAGGGAACGCACCAGCAGCTACGGAATGCACCTCTGTCGCTATGGAAGACACTCATTACTGACAACCCAGACAAGACGTTCGTGTCTCTCCAGTATGGGGAAGACGCAGCAGCGCAGGCACAAGAGCTTGGCATCATCCACTGGCAAGAGGTGATTGATAATTTTGAGCAGCAAGCAGATTTGATTGAGGCTTGCGACTTGGTTGTTTCTGTCTGTCAGACGGCGATACATATTGCGGGGGCGATTGGGGCTAAATGCTTCTGTTTAACGCCTGACCACGCTGCTTGGCGCTATGGGCTGGAAGGTCCGATGCTTTGGTATGGCGAGCACCTTGAGCTTATCCGTCAGGAAGGCAAAGGCTGGGAACATGTTTTTGAAACTGTGGGAAAGAGACTAAAAAATGCTGATTACTGATGAATACAAGCGGCTAAACAGCGAGCTTCATGAAAGCAACGAGGCATATGGCACGAGCGGTCATAAGCATGCAGAGGCGGTTCTTGGTCTAGCGAATGCCATGCAGACTGCCGACATCCTTGATTATGGCTGTGGAAAGGGGACGCTTAATGCGTCGATTGGTGTACGTATAAAAGAATATGACCCTGCGATTCCCGGCAAGGAAGACGCGCCTGAACCAGCCGACATCGTGGTTTGCTCAGATGTGCTGGAGCATATTGAGCCACAGTGCTTGGACGATGTTCTGGACGATCTGGAGCGCCTGACGAAACGTGCCGTGTATCTTTGTGTCGCGACTCGCCCTGCCAAGAAGGTTTTGTCTGACGGACGGAACGCGCATCTCATCGTGAAGGAAAAGACTTGGTGGATACCTCAGATCATGGATCGATGGGACATGATGAATTTCCAAGAGATGGGTGGTGAGTTTGTTTTTGTGGGCATGAAGAAATGAAAATATTTATAGGCTACGATCCACGCGACCATGACGCTTATCGTGTCTGCGAGCAGACGATACGTGAGAACACCTCAAGGCCCGTAGAAATCATTCCGCTCAAGGAATGGGAGCTTCGCAGCAAGGGTGTATACTGGCGTTCGTATCACGTTGATGTAACAGGCCAGATGTGGGACGACAAAGACGGGCGTCCATTCTCGACGCAGTTTTCATTCACTCGCTTTGCTGTTCCGATTCTCATGGACTATGCCGACGAGTGGGTGTTGTTCTGTGACGCTGACATGATGTTCAGAACGGATGTTCATTATCTATTCGATGAGATTGAGCAGTCAAAGTCTCTCTACTGCGTGCAGCATAATCACAAGCCAACAGAGGCCATCAAGATGGACGGTGTAAAGCAGACATCGTACAACAAAAAGAATTGGTCTTCGTTTATGTTTATGCGTCCAGCAGGGTTAAGGGGCATGACGCCTTTCGTCCTGAATAACTGGTCCGGGTCTGCGCTGCATGGCCTGACGTGGTGTGACGCTGAACGTATTGGGAGCCTTGACCCTCGATGGAACCATCTCGTGGGCTACGATGAACCAGAGGATCACTACAACACACACTTTACCCTTGGCACACCTGACATGAAACATCATGCCGACAGTGAATGGGATGGAGAGTGGTGGGACGCATTGGATCGAGCAAATAAAGGAGTTCTCAATGAGGCGTAGACAGGCGTATCATGTTGACCAAACCCCTGATAAAATTGAAGAAGTTGCCCCGCCAAAAGTAGTGGAAAAGCCTTTAAAAAAAGGGTATTGTCGAAAATGTGGGGAACATATTGGACGTGGAATAGCGTTTCATGAGAAGCGCTGCGAAGGATAACCCCACATGGCTATTAGCGGCACCTATGGCAAGATGATTGACAGGATCGAGAGCGAGATCGGGCGCTCAGACCTTACGTCGGATGTCAAAAACGCAATTCAAACCGCGATTTCTCATTACGAGCGCAAGCGGTTTTATTTCAATGAATTTATCGATAGTTTGAGCGCGTCAAGCAGCCAAGAATTTTACACGAGTGCTGACTTTGCAACGCTTAATCGCGTGGTCGAGATTGACAGCTTAACGATTGATGACAACAACACGACTTATCCGCTTATCGAGCGGTCATGGTCGTACATGGAACAGGCGCAGACGCGGTCGCAATATGTAGGCACCCCCACAGATTATGTGCGCTACGCGCAGCGTTTGCGCTTGTACCCTATTCCTGATGAGAGTTACGTGTTGCATGTAAGTGGGGTTAAAAAGCTTGCAACGCTATCAGCCACAACCGACACAAATGCGTGGATGGTCGATGGCGAGGCTCTCATTAGGGCTAGGGCAAAGGCTGAACTATATCTCCACAAGGTGCAGAAGCCAGAGAAGGCTATTGCTATGAATGCGGCAGAGGAGAGCGCCTTGGCAGAGATTGAGGCAGAGACGAACAAGTACATCGCAGCAAAGATTAAGGCGACACAGTTTTGATTCCGTTCGCTGAATATTTGCCAGACCAGCCAGACTATAACGGCGGCACAACTGTTGCGACGAATGTTATTCCTCGGACTGTCGGCAGTTACGGCGCTATAGCAGACTTGGCGAATGTAGCTGACGCACTTACCAACAGACCGCAGGGGGCAAATTCCTTTCGGGACAGCTCTGGCAACGTCAATACATTTTGCGGTGACAGTCAGGACTTGTTCAAGCTTGGAACGACTGCATTCGCTAATGTTTCCAAGTCTTCAGGCGCATATACAACAGCCAATGACGGTGCGTGGGAATTTGTCCAATATGGTGAGCGTGTTGTTGGTGTTAATGGTCTTTCAGATCAGCCCCAGAGTTTTATTATGGGGACGGATAGTGCATTCTCTGATTTGGCGGCGGCTGCGCCTAGAGCAAAGCACGCGGCAGTTATTAATAACTTTGTGATGCTTGGGAATACATACGATTCCACTGACGGCAATATTCAAAACCGTGTCTGGTGGTCTGCTATTGATGACCCTACGGATTGGCCTACGATTGCGTCTGCTGACGCTGCTGCCAAGCAGTCTGACAGGCAAGACTTGCCCGTAGGTGGCGCAGTCCAGCGAATTACTGGGGCTATTGGTGGTCTTGATGGAGCCATCTTCTGCGAGAAGGCAATTTATCGTGTTCAGTATGAAGGCCCACCTACTGTGTTTGGCTTTTATGAAGTCGAGCGCGACAGGGGAACGCCTGCTGAGAATAGCGTGGTCAACGTTGGTCCGTTTGGGTTTTATCTTGGCGAAGATGGTTTTTATCGTTTTGATGGGTCAGGATCGACGCCTATTGGCAATCAACGTGTTGACAAGTTCTTCTTCACTGACCTTGACCAGTCGTATTATCATCGAATTTATGCTGCGGCTGACCCTATCAACAAACTTGTCTGGTGGTCATATCCGGGCGCAAACAACAGTGCAGGCAGGCCAAATCATCAGTTGATTTATAACTGGGCGTTGGATCGGTGGGGATATGCAGAGATTGAAATGGAGCTACTGTTCAGGGATTTGTCTGCTGGTTATACGCTCGATGAGTTGGATCAGTTTGGCAATATGGATACTTTGCCATTTAGTTTGGACAGCCGTGCTTGGACTGGTGGTCGTCTTCTGCTTTCTGCTTTTGATAGCTCTAAGCGCCTTGCTCGATTTGCCGGGAGTAATCTTGAGGCAACTATTGAGACTGCGGAAGTTGGCGGCAACGAATTATTTGGAAAGCCATCGGAGCGCATGTTTGTAAATGGCGTTCGCCCTTATGTTGATGGGGGCGCGGCGACCGTTGCGCTCAAGCACAGGAACTTGCAGACGGATTCACTGACCACGGACGGGCCAAATGCTATTGAGGCTTTGACTGGCATGGTCCCTTTCTCTCGTTCGACACGGTACGCACGCGCTCAAGTAAAGATTCCAGCAGGGGGGACTTGGACCCACGCGCAGGGCATTGACTATGACGCAGAAGAAGACGGTGAAATCTAATGCCTGAACCCGGACAATACACGCCACTGTTTTCCCGTAGAGGCGCTGGGCTTTTATCTCAGCCATCTAACGCGATTACAACACGGGCGCTTGGTGGGCTGCTTAGTGGGTATTACGCGGCGAAGGATTATGACTATCCAGACACAGCGCTAGGCTTGTTGGCACTGCCTGCGAAGGCTGTCACGGGCGTTGCAGGCGCAGCGGTTGACCAGATTCAAGGCGCGATGCGTGAGGCACCCGGCACGGTCGCGGGGCTGAATGATGGCAGTCAGAACACGGAGCTTGCGCTGGGCTTGCTTGGGACAAACGCAGTATTGCCGTTCCGCGCTCCTGCGGGGTCTTTGCCTGCCCACGTTTGGCAGGGCGGTCCACACAAATACGGTCCCGGCGGCACAAAGGACAGTTTGAAACATGTCGGCAAGGGTGAAGGCGCACAGGCTTATGGGTGGGGGCGGTATGATGCGGGGGCGCGGAGCGTCGGGGAAAATTATAAACGTCAGTTGTCCCCCGGCGACGTTCTGATGCGGAAGGATGGAACAGTTATTATGCCTTCCCGTAGTGGCGGAGGTGGTCCAGACGATGTTTTCGCATCGTTTGCGAGCGGGTATGGTGATCTTGACGAAGCGGCGGCGTCTCTAAGGCAACAAATCGAGATGCTTGATGATGGGACGAGCATTTATTATTCCATGCGCCTTGATCCGGGCGCAATAACGCCGAATGAATTAAGAAAGTCTTATGCGGATGCGCTTGATTGGTATGATGCCAATAAAGCCGACCTTATGATAGACCGCAACCACGGCTACCTCTACAAGCACGACCTTCCCGACGAAGACATTGCCCGTTATCTGGATTGGGATGCGCCGTTGAGTGAGCAACCGGAGAGTGTGCGAAAGTTTGCCGATCAAGTATCGCAAGACGAATTAGCTGCGATGTTGCGTAAATATGAGCGTGGCGATGTACCTAGTGATTATAAGGTTAATATATCCGACAAGGAATTGGATGAACTTTACGAGCAGTTATCCGATATCAAGGACTTGCCGCAGTCGGAAATTGACGCTGGTATAGCGAAGGCTAATGCGGCTCAAGCAGAGAGGGCGAGAATTGCTGTTGATGCTATGTTTGGGCCTAATAAAAAAGGAGGGGGGTTTTATAAAGAACTCGCCAACCTCTACGGCTCCGACAAAGCCGCATCCGAGGCACTCGCTCGCGCTGGCATCCCCGGCCTGAAATACTATGACGGCATGAGTAGGGCAACGAGAGACTTCGATAATGAAATATCCCAAAAATTGGGCGAAATTGATGCCTTAAAAGCCGCCCCGCAGTCAGATTACAACAAGATAAGACTGAGACGGCACGAAAACGAATTAGCTGCACTCAAGAAGCTACAGGCTGAGAGTGACCCGCGCACCCGCAACTTCGTCACATGGGATCAAGACGTTCTAAACCGCATGAAGATGCTAGAGCGGAATGGCGAACCTGTTGGCAGTACGACACTGGGAGCTAATCGAGGTGGCAAGGCATCCGGTCTGCTTGGGCTTTCTGCTGCGGGTGGAGAAAGCGGTGTGACGAAGTCTGGTGGACTTCTTGATCTAGATGCAATGCGCGATCTTGAAAAGCGTGTTTATGACCTAACGGACGCTAGTGACTTTATTGAGATTGGAAAGCAGACAGGAAATAAAGTTTCTGTGCCGTTTCAAGTTGGTGGCCCAAAAATGACCGTCGATCAAATTGAGGCGTTTGAGGCTGCTCATAAATTCTCCCCCGCTACGAAAGGATATTTTGATCCAAAAATATTTACGCCAGAAGATTTTGAAATTGGCTCATTGATAATACCAAACCCCGGCGACCCAACTGCTGGAGGAAGGCTTATTCAGTCGGCAAGCGGACCATCTGATGTTGTCAATGTGTCTGGCACTGACTTTATGAGGCAAATAGGTGAGGGGGAAGGAAACCCTGCTATTTGGGCATCTGCTCCGTCTGTTATGAAGAAGCTGCAAAATAGAGGATTACTTGCTGATGGCAATCCGGCGTATTTTGTAAGCAGTGAGCAAGGTGCAGAGAGTGTGCTGTTTAACGCTGTGGCTGCGGAGCGTTACGAGGAACTTTTCGATCCGTCTAAAATTAGCAAAAAGGGCGCGACTGAAATTCGGAAAGCCCTAGAGAGGCGCAAAAAAGACAAAGAAGGCAACATAGCGCCGATTGCAAAGTGGCAAAAAAATATACCAGACCCGTCAAGTCCGAAATTTGCTAAATGGCTCCATAGTCTCCCCGGAACTACAAAGTCAGAGGTTATCCAGCGTCTTAATAAAGATAAAATCATCTCTGAGGGCGCTCCAGATGTTCGTGAAATTATTCACTCTGTAACCGCGCCAGAGAATGTTTGGGCGCTGGATAAGGACGCTGCGTGGGCCAAGAATCTGGCGAATGATACTGTTCCCGGTCTCCTGTATGATCCGTTAGTCGGGAAATCTATTGCTAAGGTTGACCCCGGCGTCCCGTTAAGACCATCACCAAACCCATCATTCCCGATTGAAACTACTGGTGAGTATGTTGGTGGGTTTGGATTTAGGCCAACTCGTAGTCAAGTATGGCGAGATTGGTATGCAGGTAAGAACTTGGCCAACAAGCCAGTAAACGCAGCGCACAGAGGCTTCACGTTAAGCTATCCAGTTCAACGGGTTGACGCGGAATGGCAAGACACGCTTATGAAATTGCGTGAAGAAGCTATGCGTCAAAAATAAACTTTTCAGGATCAACATCTATAATGAAGTCGTCATTTGTAACGCCAAGCATTTTGAATATGTCTTTCTGGTATGAAAGTAGGAAGGCTTGCGTATGCTTGTTTAGCTGGCTGAAGTTGTCATCTATATCTTTTGGGTGCGTTTTATGGCGCTCGACTAAGGCAGCGGTGTATGCGCCTTGTAAAACCTCAATAGCAAGGTCTACTGCTTTATCTTTATCCATAATAATTCTCCCACAGTTAAGAGTGTAGTGTACCATGACCGTAGGTGAATATCCAGTCCCGCCTTTAGACTTCTTTGACGAGCGAAAGCATCGCCGTCAGATCGCGCAGGCGTTGGCTTTAGCGCAGCAGGGCAAATTGAACAACGTCTTGGACGTGACATTGGCAAACAACGGGACAGCCACGACTGTCAGTGACGCCCGGATCGGCGCAACGACATTCCCCGTATGCGTCCCAACTCATGCAGATAGTTGGGGCATGGACAAGCTGCCATTGGTTGCTGACAGTGGCAGGGTCAATGGTTCGTTTATAGCCTCGCATAGTGCGGTCGCATCTGCTAACTTGAAGTTTAAGTTTATTCTTGTGGGGTAGTTCTGTGGGGCAGTCCGTCAATAAAATCGCGATGCTGTATGCATTCAATGTTATCTGCGTTGTGTTGTTCCCTGTGTTTGGTCTTGTCGATCTGACAATTACTGGCGCTGCGGTCGCATATGCCATGCTGTTCTTGATGAATGGGCTGGGTGTTATTGTAGGATACCACAGGCACATATCTCATGGCGCATTTAAGTTTAGATACGAATGGGTCAGGCGTCTTTTCTTGCTGCTTGGAGCAGTTAGTTGCAGCGGCAGCCCGTTGGGCTGGGCGGCAATCCATAAAGCGCATCATCGAGGCTCTGATACAGCCCTAGACCCGCATTCCGCAGACATTGGGTTCTGGAATATGCAGGCTGTTAGGTACAATATGGACGGTGTGGGCGGCATGGCTGGATTGCGTGGGATTATCTCCGACCCATTCTGCGGTTTTCTCCATAAGTATTATTTTGTGATTGTGGCATCATACGCTGTGAGCCTTTTTGCCTTGCTTGGGGTCGAAGGCGTTTACTGGGGCTTCCTGCTGCCTGCGGCTCTTACAATGTTTGCTGAAAGCTTTTTAAACTGGGCCGCGCACAAGTCATTTGGGTATTCAACACACGAGACAAAAGACAGTAGCAAAAATGTATGGTGGTTGAACTTTCTCAGCTTTGGCGAGGGGTGGCACAACAACCACCATAAGCATCCCAGAAGGGAAACAACACGAGAGAAGTGGTGGGAGATCGATCCATGTGGGGTGGTGATACGTCTGGTCAAGGCTTAACCAGAGACCAGAAGTTGTCAATAATTCTGTGGCTTATGAACCAGTTCGAGCGCTATCGGTACTGGACCCTTGAGGATTTGAATAACTGGGTGTTCCCTGCCGTTGATTCTGAGCAGTGCCATGTCTTCATGAGAAATGGCAGTCCAGTGGGCTATGTTTCGTGGGCTTTCTTGGACCCGAAGATATCAGATCAGGTGATGACAACGGAAAGAGCCATGCGACCTTCTCACTGGCGTTGCGGGGAAGAAATGTGGATTGTTGAGTTTATTGCTTTGAAAGGCAATGTCAGATATATTGTCAAGGATATGAAGCGCTGGTTTCCGGGCGATGCTAAAAGAATACGAAATAAGGATGAATCTGTTGTTCGAGGTAAGTATGGTTTCCCTGTTGAAAGTTAGGTTAGCTTAATGGGCGCGGCTGCTGGTCCGGGCGGTGACTCGGGGGGTGGACCGGGGGAGGATATAGGCCAAGATGATACGCTTGGCGAACTTGATGCCATGCCTGCTACGGCAGATGACTTTGGCCCAGCCAGTGGGTTTGGGTTAGGAAGCCTAGAGGCGGCACAAGAAGCTGCTGCTGCAAATTCTTTTGCTGGGATTGGCGATAGCTTTGCCATTACACCTGACATGGTTGAGAAGGCGTATCAGACCCTTCCTAATGAAAAGTCGTATCTTGGGCTTCTTGGATTGTTTAATTTATTAAACCCATCAAAGATGACACCGGGATTCAATCCAAACGCTAAACAGCCGACAGTGGGCTTTGGTGTTCCGACAGATGACAACCCTAATGCTCTGGCAGGCTGGGGCATCGCGCCTGCTAATTCGCTTTCTGATGATGGTGGTTTAGGTGGTGGAGACGGCTTGTTGCGTTTAGCCCAGTCATCTCCATTTCGGCAAGCTGGATCAGGTATTCTCAACGCTCCATCCCCGATTCCAACATATACCCCGCCGCAGTATCAGTTCTTAAATAATTGGTGGGAAGGGAATGACTTTATCCCGGCACCACTGACGAGGATTTAACATGATGCACATCATCCCAGCTTTAATTGACATTATCAGGAATGTGGTCGGTTGAGTGCTGTTAAAGGTAACCCCAGAAAAACTAGGCGAGGTTTGGGGCAAGGCATACGAGTGGCTGGCTCCAGCGATTGAGCGCGATGGACTGGTTACAAAAGAAACTGTTTATGACGGGCTAAAAAGTGGTTATAATCAGTTGTGGGTGTGCGAAACCGCAGCAGCGGTAACATGCCTAGAAGATTACGCCAAAGAACGTGTTTGTTTTATTTGGCTCGCGGGTGGCAGCGATCTGTCAAAAATCAAAGAAAATATGAGATTCATAGAGGCGTGGGCATTTGAAAACGGGTGCAGCCGAATGAGGGTCACAGGCCGCAAGGGGTGGCTAAGAGTTTTTAAAGATTATAGCGAGCCATATATAACGATGGAAAAGAAGATATGACGAGCAAGAGTAAGCCAGTAGGTCAGTCGCAAACGGTTGTGAACAGAGACCCTTGGGGACCGCAACAGGAATACCTCAAGACGGGTTTTGAACGTGCTGAGACTGATATTCTAAATAATCCGGCACAGTATTATCCAAACTCGACTGTTGTGCCGTTCTCAAGCCAAACAGAGAGTGCTTTGCAGCGCCAAGAGGATCGAGCCACGATGGGTTCTCCACTTGTGCAGGCCGCGCAAGGCGAGGCGCAGAGGACAATTCAGGGCGATTATTTAAACTCTAATCCATATTTACAGCAGGCCATGCAGGCTGCTGCGCGTCCAATGGTCGAGAATTTTCAAGATACAATCATGCCATCTATTCAAGGCGGCTTCTCTGGTCGGGGCCGATATGGTTCAGGGCTTCAGGCTTATCAGCAGCAGAAGGCTGGCTCTAACTTGATGCGTGAATTGGGCGACATGGGCGCTCGGATGTCATACGCTGACTATGGCGCAGAACGTGGCAGGCAACAGAATGCACTAACGCAGGCGGCTCCACTGGCGGCTCAAGACTATCTCGATATTTCTCAACAAGCACAGGCAGGCGCTCTCAGAGAGGCGCAGGCTGGCGCAGAACTTCAAGATCAGATCAACAGGTTCAACTTTGAACAAAACGCACCTAAGACCGCCTTGCAGCAATACATGTCCATTATCGGTGGTGGTTCGTTTGGCGGTACGGAAACAGAATCTTCCCCGATATTCCAGAATAGGGCAGCAGAGAATGTTGGCCTGTTAGCGACAGGGGCAGGCGCTGCAGCAGATATAGCGAGCATCTTTAAAAAATGAGTGGTATCCTTAGTAATATTTTTGATTTTGCAAAGAGTAATCGTGGGCAGCGCCTTGGCGCGGGTCTTCGCGGGATGGGCGCTGGGCTTCTGCAGGCTGGCGCTCCACGGGTAGGCGCTCCCGGTCCTAATCCGTGGGCTGTTGGGCTGGGCGGCTTCTCTGGTGGCGTCGATGCTTACGACAAGAAGATGCAAGCAGAAGAGATGCAGGCGCTGCAAAAGCAAATGGTCGAGGCTAAACTTGCTAAACAGAAAAGGGAAGAGCGGCAGGCACGGGCAAGGTCTGCGTATGCTAACATGCAGGGCGTAAACACACGGCCTGATGGTTCCGGGGCTACACGAACAGACCTTCTTCGAGGCGCTTACCCAGAGGAATTTGCAAAAGCTGAAATAGAACAAATGATGCCATCCCGGTCTGGCACGCCTATGTCTATTAAGGAGTGGGAACGGTTCAGCGCGATGACGCCAGAAGAGAAAGAGCAATATTTGCGAATGAAACGAGCGCAACAACTTGTTGATATTGGTGGGGCTTTCGCTGCTGTTAGCCCAGTAGACCCTACGCAAGTAACTCAAATTGCAGAAAAGACACTCAATCCCGGAGAGGAGCCTGCCGTCAGAATGGAGCAGGCTGCTGCATCTGCTGAAGGGACGGCTGTTGGGAAAGAGGCTGGCGAAGCAAAGGCGCGGCTTTCTGCTGCTATTGCAACATACCCCAAACTAGAGGGCGTTGTTAACACTCTCAAGGATTTAGGGAAAAAGGCATCTTATAGCTGGGCCAGTCGAGCAAAAGATGAAATCGCTATCCAAATGGGTGGGGAAGCGAGTGAAGGCGCTATTGCGAGAGGCGCTTATATTGCCACAGTTAAAAACAATATTCTGCCATTGTTGCGCCAGACATTTGGCGCTGCATTCACAGCGGCAGAGAGTGACAGTTTGCTGGCTACCCTTGGTGACCCCAATACGCACCCGTCCATTAAGGATGCTGTCTTAGAGGCTTTCATTGCCCAAAAATATGCGGATATCCAAGCCATGCAGCGACAAGTTGGTGGTAATGAAGATGCCACAGATTTAAAAACGAAATATGGTCTTGAGTGATGGCAGATATTGCAAAAGTAAAGCGCAACATAGGTAAGATGATCGACGGCGGTGCGACTGAGGCTGAGATCGACAGCTATATAGCCAGTGAGGGCGTCACCCTTGGTCAATTAAAGTTAGGTCCGAAACCTTCGGCCCAGCCTGAAAATTCAGAGCGCAAGCCTGAAAATTTAGAGCGCAAGCCTGTATTTAGCGGTGCTTTATTGCCCATCACGAGATATGATAACGACGATGTAGAGTTTGACCCCAACGCTGGCATCGTGGGTTCTTTAAAGCGTGCTATAGAGGCTCCAAGCGCTGCTATGCGCGGTGAGTTTGACCCTTTAAGCCCAGAGGGTGGCATGCGTGCTTTGGAAGTTGCAACGGCATTTTCTCCAGCGCCGATGACATCAAAAGCATTTCCTGCAAGTGGTCTATTCGCGCCCCGGACAAAAGTTCCTACGCGAAAAGAATTAAAGAAGGCAACCGATGAAGGGTATCGGGCGGCACGAGAGTTAAATGCCGAATATAAACCAGAAGCGATAGCAACATGGGCCAGAGAAACTATTAATCAACTGAATGCGGATGGAAGAATTAAAGAAACCTATCCAGAAGTACACGGGCTGCTTAAGAAGCTTGCCTTCCCACCAAGAGGGGCGAAGTCAATTTCTCTTGAGATTGTTGACGCGATATACAGGGAACTTGGTAGGCTCGGCGGTGCTGCGGAGCCTTACAAGGCTGCAACGGCTAACATTGTGCAAAAAAGTTTGGACGATTTTCACGCAAATCTTGGCCCCAGAGATATGGCTGGGGGTACAGGCTACCCATCGGCGGCAGCGGAAATCCTCAAGGAAGCCAGAGGCAATGCGGCTGCAGGGTTTCGTTCAGACAACATCACAGGGCTTGAAAAAACAATTAAGCGACGAACCGCAGCGGCTGGTTCAGGTCGGAACATGGACAACCAAATCCGGCAGCGCCTCACAACATTTATTGAAAGTAGAAAAGGGTCTCGTGGTCTTACCGCGTCCGAAGAGAAAGCAATAGATGATATCATTATGGGTAAGCCAACAAAGAATGCTTTGCGCTACTTTGGCAACCTTTTTGGTGGTGGTGGCGGCATTATGTCAACAATGCAAGGGGCAGCGGCTAGTGGTTTGGGCTTCAGCGCGTTTGGCCCAGCGGGACTTGTTGCTGGCTTGGTGCCGCCAGCTATAGGTGCTGTGATGCGCCAAACAGGAGGGGCTATGGCGAAGCGTGAATTAAAAGAGCTTGATAAGTTGATGCGATCCCGATCCCCATTAAACCGAAAAAGGCTAGGGAACGACATGCCGCCTCAAGCTGTGGGAGCGCCTCCTTCTGACGTTCCATTGCTTCCATCACCTTCCCCGCAAGGGTTGCCTATGCCGCCTGCTACAAGCCTTAGGAGTGGCGTTGGTTCGCGTGCTGGTCTGTTGTCCTTGATGAATGATGGGCAGCAATTGCCTGCTCCTGAAATCGACGTAAAAAAGCCAATGTATGGTTCTCCCGGCCTTCTATTTTATGACAAACGGATTTAAGCAATGAGTGAAATCAGAGATTTAAGCGTAACAGACGCAAGCAACAATGATCCTGCCTTTGGCTTTCCAGAGAACATGAACCCGTCAGACGTTAATGACAATCTGCGTCGAATTTTAGGTGCAATTAAGAGGTGGTACGCAGATACAAATGGCACCCTTGCGACGACAGGGTCGAGCAATGCCTATGTCTTGGCAGCGAATGCTACTGTTGCGTCTTATCAAGCTGGTGACGTTTATTTGTTCAGCGCAAACCATACGAACACTGGCGCAGCAACAATTGATGTGGATGGTCTAGGTACAAAGGCGTTAGAGATTAATGGCGCGGCGGTTGCGTCTGGTGATATAGAAAGCGGAAAATTCTTCTTAGCTATTTATGACGGCACGGCGTTTCAGCTTACGCGTTTATCTCCTGCTGTTGTAGACTTTGCTGTAACAGCGGCGTCTAACGGCGGCGCGGCGGTCGCATCTAACGCTGTATCCGTTGACCCAAACAACGCCACAGACACGGCGATTGCTGCGGGGGATGAAATTCTATTCGCGGACGCTGATGACAGCAACAACGTCAAAAAGGACACGGTGCAGGGTATTCTTGATCTTGTACCATCCGCTACGGCTGGCCTTCAATCTATCCAAGTATTCACTTCAGGTGGAACATGGACAAAACCAGCCGGAATTACCAAAGTCAAAGTCACCGTTGTTGGCGGTGGCGGTGGCGGTGCTGGCGGTAACTCTAGCTACCGCACAGGCGGCGGCGGCGGTGGCGGTGGTGCCGCCATTGAATTTATTGATGTTACTGGAACTTCTAGTGAAACAGTTACCATCGGCGCTGGCGGTGCTGCTGGCGGGTCAAATAGTGCTGGTAGTGCCGGAGGTACTTCGTCGTTTGGTTCGTTCTGTTCTGCAACAGGTGGCGGCGGCGGGTCTGCCGAAGGAAGCGGGACGCGTGCGGGTGGCACAGGAGGCGCGGGGTCTGGCGGCGACATTAACATTACAGGTCAAGCTGGTGATGGCGTTCAGACGAATGATAATCAATCTGGCGCGACAGGTGGTTCTTCAATTCTTGGAGGCGGTGGACGTGGAGGCGGTCTTGCTGCAAGCGCAACAGGTGGCGCTGGAGGAAACTACGGCGGCGGCGGGGCATCCACTTCCGGGTCGCAAGCTGGCGGTGCTGGTGCTGGCGGTATAGTAATCGTTGAGGAGTACGCATAATGAAACGCGCTCTTGTTCAAGGCACACGTATCTGTGAGTTTATCGCAACGGAAGCTGATCAATTCCCCGTGCATGAAAGCATGGTCTGGGTTAATGTGCCTAATAACACGACGACACAAGACACTTACGAAAACGGTGCCGTCGTAAAGTATCAATATCCAGATTTAACATGGTCAGATATTCGAGCAACTCGAAACAATCTGCTTGCAGCGTCGGATTGGCGAGCGATGTCTGACGTGCCTGTCATGTCAAATGAGTGGCGGGATTACCGTCAATCCTTGCGCGACATTCCAGAGACGTATTCAAGTCCGAGCGATGTTGTCTGGCCCGTTGAGCCTGACTAATCATGGACCCGGTAACAATTGGATTAGCTATCGCCGGGGCAAAGAAACTGGTCGAGACTGCGGGTGATCTCAAAGAGATTGTCGGCGGTATCGACAATTTGCTGTCTGCACAGGAAGCCAAGCCACCAAAAAAGAAAAAACCAAAAACGCGGATGCAGCAAATTTTGAGGATGCGGTCCGGCGATGCAGACTACGACGACGAGACCAGTATCTCGTCTGTTGCCAACGATGTGTTGGAGGCGCGGCAGCAAGAGGCGGCAATAGAATCGCTTAAAAAAGAGATCGACCGGAAGTGGGGACAAGGCACATGGGACAGCATTGTTGATGAGCGTGAAAAGAGAATAGCGGCAAAGGCAGAAAAGCAGAAGAAAGCCAAGGCAGCAGCAGCAGCAAAGGCAAGCGAGGACAAAGCATTTTGGGACACCGTGTATCGCTGGATGCTTGAGGGCTTTAAATTGATATGCGTGCTTGCGGCGGCGGTAGTTGTTGGCGCAATTCTTTGGGCTAATCGCTGCACTGGCGGATACTGTTAATGGAATTTAGAAGACTGCACACTAGATTTTTTAATAACGACAAAGGGAAACTATAATGGCTGGTTTGTACGATAACATTCACGCTAAACGTAAACGCATTAAAGCACAAAAGGCAGCGGGTAAAAAACCAGAGAGTATGCGTAAGCCGGGAGCAAAAGGCGCACCAACGGCAAAAGCATTTAAAGCTGCAGCCAAGACAGCAAAGAAAAGGAAGTGAAATGGCAAAAAATCAACCTCATTACTTAGCCAGCGGAAAACTGTACAAAGGTCCAACCCACAAGGCAGGTGGCAAGCTCATGACCGGAGCAAAGCATACTGCGGCGTCAAAAAACTTGTTCCACTCAAAACCAAAGAAGAAATAACGATGGCAACAAAACCCGCAAAAGGTAAAGCCAAAGTCAAAGTTACAGCCTCTGGCAAAAAAGTCAGCTACGGTCAAGCTGGCAAAGCCAAAGGGGGTGGCCCACGAGTAAAGCCGGGAACTGCAAAAGGCGACGCATACTGCGCAAGATCGGCTGGTCAAATGAAAAAGCACCCCAAGGCAGCAAAGAACCCTAATAGCCCGTTGCGTCTTAGCCGTAAGAGGTGGAAGTGTTCTGGGAGTAACTCGGGGAAATAACACTATGGAACTTGGAACCAGAGAACTCGTTCAATTTATTAGCCTCGTCGCAACTTTAGCCGGGGCTTTTGCGGTTGTGAAATCGCAGCTTGCGCGGGTGATTGAAGACCTCAAGAATATTGAAGCAGAAATGCACACAATAAATGACAGGCTCGACACAATCGAAAGCGGGTCGGCTGTCTTTAAGCATCAGGTCAACGTGCTGGGCAACATACTATCACCCAGCAACCTCGATAAAAAGTCACGCGAAATTGCAGAAGTTAAAAAAGAATTAACGTATCTGCGCGAGGCTTCTGATAGAATGTACAAAATGCACAATGGCACCCACCCGAAATAAAGGAGAAAATTAATGTCAAAAGTTAGAAACAAAAGTTACGGTTATGGGCCTAAAAAAATGGCTGCTGCAAAAAAAGCTAGTAAAAAAACTGGCAAGCCCATAAAAATGACCAAGAAAAAATGATCCCAGTATTTGCACATTGGGACGATATACCAGAAAGCGCATGGCCTTGCGTTTATTTCAAACCCGATGAAATAGCGTGTAAAGGTACAGGTGAGATCGCTGTCAACACTGAAGCACTTGATGCTCTGGATATGTTTCGGTCCCTTATTGGCGGTCCTGTCTCAGTATCTTCCGCATATCGGTCAGCATACCACAATGCCCGTGTGGGGGGTGCGCCGTTATCAAGCCATACTCTCAAAGGATCAAACGGACCCAGCGCCTTTGACATCAAGCTGCAAGGACGGGACAAAGAATTGATCCATCGTTGTGCAGAGAAGGCCGGGTTTCGTGGTTTCGGCATGAGATACAATACATTCGTCCATATTGACATGGGCAGAAAGAGGCAGTGGTAATGGAATTTTTACTTTCAGTGCTTACAGGTGGGGCCACGGGCATACTTGGCTCGGTGCTAGGGAAGGTGTTCAGCTTCGCTGACTTCTGGATGGAAGAAAAGAAAAGCAACAACGACCACCAACGTACACTGGAGATGACCCGTCTCCAGCACGATTTGAGGTCAGAAGAATTGGAGACTGAGCGTGAGATCGTCATGGAGGAACAGGCTGGAAAACAGAGGGCTGCGTCGTATCGTCACGATATGTCTGCTGGTGTTAGTTACCCTTGGGTGGCTGCTATCCTTCGCCTTGTTCGCCCTGTCTTGACAGTGGGGCTAATAGCCCTGACGTGGTACATATACGCGACAAGCATGGACTTGGCGCAGCAAGAGTACATTCTCCAATCAGTTATCTACATGACGTCCACGGCGGTGTTGTGGTGGTTCGGTGATCGTGCAATGAGACCAAAGAAATGACCTATGTAATCCTCATTTCCTTGATCCTGATTTGCGGCCTGTGGCGACCACTCATGGAAACTATCGCTTTGTTAGAAGTGGCGAAGGCGGCATTTATTACGGAGTGTTTAAGCTAATTTGATAAGAACCGCAGATTATGGCGACGAAGTTTCCACCACCAAACCTTCGCCAATCGCTGTTCTCTAGTCATGCATCTCCATCCAACTTGGCGAGGGCTTTAGATATGTCTTCGCACACCCAAGACTGCACACCACCAGATCGAAGCAAGACTTCTGCTAATCGCAAAGCCGCCGCCAGTTCGTCGCGTTGTTGCGCGATGCTCTGGTTAATACTGTCCCATCGTTTACTGCGCGACTCCAACTCCGCTATGCGGTTCTCTTTGTCGTCTAGGGCGTCGGCTGCTTCTTCGTTAAGAGTGTCGTCCATCCACCAATCAGGATATCGCAGCCGCTCTTGCAGTGTCTTGTCACTCATCATCAAGCCCCTTGCCTTCGGTGACTTTCTTGCAAGCCATCCCGGCTAATATCTGCACAGTGGTAATGAATCACTTCATAACCTCACGCAAAGCCGCAGCCATATATTTCTTGTTAATGTCGATTATTTTATTTTCCAGTGTGCTCTCTCTGATTTAGCCATCAAACGCGCCCATTCCCAAGAACAAGCTTCAAGATTTTCTCTATCCCAATTCTGGCCTTGGAAATTATCAGGCCAACCTGAGCGTCGGGCCTTAGCTTCCTTCGCTGACTTCTGTCCAATGGCTTTACGCTCTTCAAGTGATAGCTTCGCCATGCCACCACCGTTGTTTGGCTGTTTGGGTTGGTCAGGTTCTTTGAAAATTCTGCGTGTCATTGGACTTCCTCACAATAAGACCCGCCACATTCTTGATAGTCAGTCATACGGTCATTGACAGACATAAACACCAATAGCCACAAAAGTATGAACAGTGGCACAAGCAGGATGCCGAAAAGAAAATTATTCATTGTCCAATCCCTGCAAAGCTGTGATGGCAAAGCTGGCTTTAACCCCGTAGCCTTGCAGCCAATCAAGCGCCTCAGAATAGGTCATCAGCCCTGCAGTCACATTGTCTCGTATGATTTTAAAGTATGTCATTTACATCTCCTGTTTCTGATACCGCCAAACCCCAGCCACCTCATTCTGAGGCTCA